GGCTTCAGGTTGCGTGCTTCCATGGCTGGTTAAGCAGGCGCTTGCTGAAGTCAGGCAGCGCGATCTTGTCCACCGTTTCGTCAATGTCGCTGCGCTCGCACTCGCGAGCGCACCACTTGTTCATCGCGGCCGGCCCGCGCGGCTTCGAGCAGCCGCCTTCGTAGGTTCCTGGGTCTGTCGGCGCTTCTTGCAGCTCGCAATCGGCCAGAAACGCCACGTCGTCATGGTCGTCGCTGAGTTGCACCTTCGGCCGCGACGTGATGCCCCACGCCTTGCCGCATAGGCCATCGCAAGCCAGCACCATCTGACGGCCAGCCCATGAAATTGTCCTTGTGTGCATTCGTCGCTCCTTAAAGTCACTTCGCTCCGGCCCCAGCCGAACTACTCGCACAAGCTGACGCGCGTCGGCTGGGTTCGCTCCGGCTGCCGGTCACGCGCGCAGCTTTCCTCAACCGTTAGGCCTGCGCAGCGGGTGCGGGTGGGCAGGCGTAGAGGGGACGAACCTCGCTGTTCGGCGTTGTTGCAAAGACCTCGGAATTGAAGGTCTTGTTCAGCGTCCACGGGTCGCCTTTTCTGCGCCACTGCCACGCCACCGTCTCCCGCGCTTCGTCGGCGGCCAGAGCTGCACGCAGCACGCTCTCGATTCGCTCGATGCGGCTCTCCGCTATCGACGGCTCATCGATCGGAAACGCTGCAAGCTCGCGCAGCGCTCGGCGGATTGCTTCTTTTGTGCTCATGCCGCTACTATCTCCCATGTGTAAGCGCGGGTGTATTGGGGCAAACCCTACCCCTGTAGGCGCTCTGCCGCGACAGCATGCACGAAGTCTAAAAACTCGCTGAACTCGCGCTTGCTCATCTTTGACGTGCGCGACCCCAGCATGACGACGCCGCCCGAGCAAATCCGCCGTAGATAAGTGTTTCAGCAGCTTTGCGAGCCGCGACAGCTTCTTGTTCGCTGACGAATGTACCAAGGTGCGTCTGCTTTCCATCATTGGAGCGTATGTATGCTGTGAACCTGCCGTTTTTCTTGGCATGAACACCGACGCGCAAGAATTTCTTGCCCCAGCCCGCGTTGTTTCTACAGTTTTCGTGTCGCTTTGCCGGCCTTAGGTTTTCTATCCGGTTGTTCGACGGATCGCCGTCTATATGGTCAATTTCATCTGCCGTGTTAAGGCCAAACATGGCCGCGATAACTCGGTGCTCTAGCAGTCGACAGCCGTCAATCATGACTTGTCGGTAGCCAGTGTCGCCGCCAGCGCGAACCATCTCGCGGCCAGCCCGCTTGTTGGCAAAGCGGGCGTTCCACATAGCCCAAGCTTTCGCAGAGCCAAAGTGATCGGCGGGCCTCTGTTTCCAAAACAGAGCGCCGTCAACGTATTCAAACACCGACTTGAGGTAGTCTGCACCAGGGATTGGTATCATCCCGCAAGCGTATACCAATCCCTACTGAAGATCAATATTGTTGTTTGCGGCAAATGCGTAAAGCCACTCGACAAATGCGCTCGCAAGTCGCTTGGGGAACTTGCGCGACTGCGGACCTAGCATCACGACTCTAGATCCGTCTAGCGAAGGTGATAGCTCGAAAGAACCTACGCGCCGCCATTCTTCGGCAAATTCGTCCTTTGTATCTGCGCGAAACTGATCAATTGCTAGCCTCTTGAATGTTTCTGGATCAAGGCGCTTGCCACAGAAATCGTACTGTCTAGCAATGTCGGCAATCATTGCGTGGAACTTCGCATTGGATTCGAGCGACCGCGTAGGTGGCTTGATGGTGACAACATAGCCTTCTTCGGCCTGCGCGACCGCCTGCTGTGCGCGTTGCCGTGCTTCGGCGTGGACTAGGCGGAAGATCACGCCAGCACCCGGCGCAAAGTTTCGTTCAAGGCTGACAGCTCCGTGTGCTTCGTCACCCGCCACATAGCCCGCTCGCCGTGCAGCCCGTTGCGCTTGCCCCGATGGCAGTCTGCGCATAGGGCCACGCTGGTGAACCACTGGCCCTGCTCAATCTCGTGGCACTCGCTAGGGGGCGGGGCATCGCAGATCACGCACGCCGTTGACTTCACGCGCTCGATATGGGCGCGCTCGGCCACGGTGGGCGCAGGCTTGTTGCGGCTTTGCACGTTAGAACGGCACGTCGTCATCCCAGCCAGCCGGCTGACTAGGCGGCTGCTGGCGCGTGTTCTGCGGCGGGGCGCGGCGGGGCGGCGGGGCTTCGGCCGCGCTCTTGTTGTAAGCCGATAGGACAGCAGCGCTGAACTCGTTGGAAGCGTAGACGTGATTCCAATACTTGCCGCTGTCCAGCTTGCGCGCAGGCCACGACACAAACGGCCCGTTTGACCCGTTGACGATGCGACAGCCTTTGATGGTGACGAACGGCTCAGTTTTGCCGGGGCTGGTAAGAGTCACGTTAAACTGGTCGCCGTGGTGTTCAATGCCGATCATGCGGTTTCCTTGGTGCGCTTGGTGGTGGGGTAAAGGTTGCGGATGTATTCGCGGTCAGGCGTGGGCAGGCCAGACCAGACGGCAGTAGCGAACTCTTCGCCTAGGTCTTTGGCTGCATCCCATTCCTGCTTAACGCCTAGGTCTCGCTGCTCGGCCACATGCTCGCTGATGGCGTTGCGCACCTTCATCACAAGGGTGCGGTCGATCTTCGGCGCCTCTAGCTCGGGCGGCTCATAGCCTGATTCGAGCGGCAGCTTGGCCCACAGCTCATAGGCAAGCCCGAAGGTCATCGCAGCGGCCATACAGACCCCGCGGCGGTGCGTATCGGTCAAGTCCCGGGCGGTGATCTTTTCGCGCGGGATGGCAGCGTTGCGCGTATCCATCACGGCCTGCGGCACGGCCGGCGTCGTGATGTCGTCTTTGCGGAAGCGGATCATCAGGTAGCAGCCGACAGGCGCCGGGTGAAGGATGTCGCCCGCGGTCGTCGGCACCAACTCTGGCAGCCAGCCGGGGGCGTGCTCGCGCAACAAGTGCAGCGTGCGCGACCAGTTGATGTACGAGGCAGCAAACCCACCTCCCTTGATCTGCTCGACCAGATCAGCGGTGGCGATTCCTGCAAGGTTCGGCAGTTGAGTCATCGTTCGGCTCCTTGTGCAGCCTCGCGGGCGTACCGCTGGCCGATCTCTACGGTGATCTTCCGCAGCTCAATACGGCACAAGCGGCGCTCGCGCAGCATTGACGGCAGCGGGGCAGGCAGCGGCGCAAGCGATGCCTGCACGGCGGGGGTGTAGCGGTTAGGTGTGTTCATGCAGCGATGGTGCCGGTTGTTGTGCTACTGCGCATCGGGGGAAACCCTATGCTTCTGTTTTGTCTGGGCAAACCTCTGGCAAGGGTGAGCCGTCAGACTCACTCCATGCCTTTCGGCATCTCCCTCGCGGGGCAGTGTTCGCTCGCATACAGGCTTGCATGTCACCCGAAGTACCTGCTGCTTGTTCCGGTCCCCAACTGCGTAGGCCGGTGCGGCTCGCCTGCTAGGTGGTGGCAGGGCCGGTGTAGCTTCCGGTGAGCCCATCCAGGCCCGTGACTCGTTCACCACTGCGCGACCGGACGCCAGAACGCAAAAAGCCCGTTTCTACTGCGTTCTGTGCTTGCCGGCGGGGCCTTTCGGCCTTGGGGATCTCTCCCCACAGAACGCATGAGAAACGGGCCTCATGACTATCACGCCGGCAAGCAGTGACGCGCAAAGCATAGCGGCACCGGCTGGCGGCGTCAAGCTCATGCTTTACCCCTTACGTTTTGGAAGCCCCGCCGGCTGGTTGAGGCGCTTGGCAGGCTGATCGCAGGCGCAGCCGAAGAACAGCCAACATCAGTAGTGTCGTGGCCTTTTCTGCGCCTGAAGAAGTTAGCGGGCACTCACTTTCGTGATAAGCCTTGACAGTGCTTGCTCTTGCTCTTCAAGAAAATCGTTCACAGCATCTTGACAAGCAGCCGCGCGGTTTTCCTTGAAAGTAAGTGACCACTCTTTTGTTGGGCTAGCAATGGCGTGGGGCCGAATATCCGATATGTTTTGTACGGTATTGGCAACCCACGCGCGGAAAGCTGCGTCCATGTCACAGCGACAGCACCACGACAACCAGCACGCACGCCAGCACCAGCAGCGCGGACAGCATGGAGCGTGAGTACGCCGACAGGAGCGTGTTAGCCGGCTCGGGAAGTTGGCACGCTTCGGGCGTCTTGCACGCGCGGCCTTGGTTGCAGTTTTCGCCGCTGCAGCACGGCATGGCAGTCTCATTCATGACGAATCCCATATCAGTTTCCAGTGGATGCCATACCGAGCATGATGCCCAGCACGACGACACAGACGGCGCCGATCAGCACATAGCCGAGGTCAGCCCAGCGGCGTAGGTGGCGGGGGGCAGGAGGGCGCATGATGCGGCGGGCCGGGTTCATGCGGTGCAGGGGGGTGGGCTTCATGACTTCTTAGCCTCCAGCGCGCTCTGCAGTTGATTGACGAGCACCGGCTTCAGCCAGTCAACCGACCACCACTCGCAGCCGATCCAAACCTCTTCAACCGTGGGGGCGAACTGCGCATAGCGCGGCACGTAGCCCACGCGCATCTGGCCGCCGTCCACGTCGATCATTGTGTAGCTCAGCTCGACGGTCGGGTCTGTCTCGCCACGGACGCGGTAGTCCAGCTCAGCCTGCAGCTTGTCGCGCTCGGCTCTGAGGGCGCCGACTTCCTGCGACAAGCGGGCGATGCGATCGGCGTCGGTCTCGATCGGCGTGGTGCGGATGCCGCTCACGACGACGGGGCGGTCTGGGAACACGGGTTCTTGACCGTGGAAAGCGTAGCCGTTCATGCGGCCTCCACTGCTGCAATGCTGTCAGCGGCGGCGATAAGCTCCGCAGCGAGAGCACGGGCATAGTCGGGGCTCATCTTGACAGAGCTGTGGACATCGCCAAACGAGTAGCCGAAGCGCACTTTGCTATCGGTTTTGTCGGCCGTCACGCTTATGCGATTGGCGGCCGAAATGCTGTCGCCTTGCGCCCAAGTGCTGTACGTCTGCCACCGCTGCTGCGGTTCGGGCTTAAACGGGCTCATCGCCTTGTCCTTTCCGGCCCGCCGCGGATGCGGTTTGTCTTGGGCCGATGTCGAGACTGTGCCTGACCTAGCGGCGCTTGGCATTGGTGGAAACCCGAATAGCGCGCCCCTTGCGCAGCCTGCATGATTGCGGCATGGACACCGACACCCTATACATCCTGCGGCGGGAAGCCGTGCATCGTGTCAGATTTTTGGCCTGGCTTGCTGGCCGGCTGGAGACTGACGACGACCTTACCTATCGACGCGAGGCTGCGCTAGTGCTGCGGCAGCTTGTTGAGGATGCCCAGCCAGCGCAGGGGGTGTCATGAGCGACGACACTGCTACCCACTCGATCACTATCGTCGTGACGGGCCGCTATCCGCACGGACGCGAGCACCCGCAAGCCAGCGTCACGGTAAACGGCGATTGCTCTTTGGAGCACGCTGTGGACAGCTTTCGCGCCGCGCTGGTGGCGATGGGGTTCGCATGCGCCACGGCGGCCACATTGAATGTCGGAGACGACTGATGCGCCCCTGGTTCGCATCCCGCGCCCGCATGGTCGCCAAGCGCCGCCGCAAGTACGGCTGCCGTTGGGTGTTGCCGATGAAGGTGAGAGCGCGTCTATGGTGTTTGGCGCCACGCCGCTCTAGATTGCCGGAGGGCACCTGAATGCCATCTATCACAGTCAGAAAAGCCCACATGACCGAGCGTGTTGCCGAGGTCATGAAGGCATGCCGCGCTGAGTTTGTCTGCGCCCGCGCCGTTGCCGATTTCTGCGGCTACAAAGAGCCGGACTACGCCCGCGCCATGCTGAACAAGCTGGCAGAGAGCGGCATCCTTGAGACGCGCAAGGTCAAGGCAAACACGGTCGGCCCGCATACGCTTGAGTATCGCGTGGCCCCGGCGTGGAGGTCGTCATGAGCAGCGGCATCAAGAGCGACCGCCGCGACCTGACAGGCATCGTCAGGCAAGCCAGCCCAGGCATGAACCCGCTACGCCACTGGATGGGCTGCAACCACCACACGCAAGGCAAGCTGCGGCACGGGATACCGTGGACGTGTGCGAACTGTGTCAAAGCGAAGGAAACGCCATGAACAAGCACGCCACACAATGATAGGCCCGCTAGAATGTTGAGACTCAACACCACCAGGCCAAGCCATGTACGCTAAGGTATTCGCGCAAATCTACGATGGAACGCTCTGCACTCGTGGACCTTGGCAAGCGTTGGTGACGTTTCAGCAGCTTCTGGTTTTGGCTGACCCTGATGGCAACGTGGACATGACAGCCTCGGCCATCGCGCGCCGAACAACCATCCCGCTTGAAATCATCGAGGCTGGCATTTTGGCTTTGCTCAGGCCGGACGATGAGAGCCGGACTCCGACAGAGGGCGGACGGCGCATACTGCCACTGTCCGAGGGCCGATCATGGGGCTGGCATATCGTCAACTACAAGCACTATCGCGAGCTAAAGCGCGAGGAGGACCGCCGCGAGTATCACCGCGAATACTGGCGCAACAAACGCTCAAAGAAGACCGCAGCAGACTCAACAGTCTCAACAGTCTCAACACAAACTCAACACGCTCAACAGAATCAACCTAAGAAGGAGACAGAAGAAGTAGAGAAGAAAAGAAAGACAAACGCGCCTTCGGCGCTTGTGTCTGTGTCCGACCTCGTGGCCTTGGGTGTTCAAGAGGCCGACGCAGCTAGCTGGCTAGCTGCCAGAAAAGCCAAGCGCCTGCCCTTGACTCATGCCGCGTTGGCTGGCGTACAAGCCGAAGCGCACAAAGCAGGGATGACGCTGGAGCAGGCTATCGGTCGGTCTGCGGCTGAAGGCTGGGCAGGGTTCAAAGCCGAGTGGCTTAAGAATTCCGCCAATGACGACCCCTACGGACTGAGGACCGCGCTGTGATCGCCGAGACCCTGCTGTCGCGGCTGTCGAAGGTCAAGGGCCGCAACGGCTCGTGGACCGCCTGCTGTCCCGCCCACGAGGACCGCAGCCCTTCGCTGTCGATCCGCGAGGACGGGGAACGGGTGCTTGTCCACTGCCACGCCGGCTGCGATGTGGCTTCGGTGCTGGGTGCTGTTGGCCTCGACATGACGGACCTGTACCCCCCACGACCCGAACCCGGATCGCAGCCGAAACAGCAGCGGGTGCGCTTGTTCGCTGGCGACGTACTGCGGTGCCTGCATGCTGAAGCAGCTGTGGTGATGGTGGCGGCTTACAACGTCCGCAAAGGCGTGAAGCTGACCGATGGAGACATGGACCGGCTCGCCCTTGCGTGGCGCCGGATCGACGAAGGAATGGAGGCAGTCAATGGGTAGCCTGACCAGCATCGACAACGTAGCCCGCCAGCTCGACGAGATGCGCGCTACGCGGCTGAAGAACAAGCCGGTGGACTTCGAGGCGTACATGGCATCGCGCTCGGCGGATGCCGCGCTTGTGAAGCCTGCTGAGGATTTCCACGAAGCTCTGCACGACGAGTTCTTTGGTGCTGACGACCTGAAGGGCAAGTTCACGCCCTGGCGCAAACTCGACGACTTGGTGCGGATTCGCCCGGGTGAGCTGACATGCTGGGCCGGCTTCAACGGCCACGGTAAGAGCATGGCGACGGGGCAGGTGCTGCTTTCGCTCATGGAGCAGGGCGAGAAAGCCGTGGTGTGCTCCTTCGAGATGAAGCCGAAGAAGACCCTAGCGCGGATGTGCCGCCAGTACGCAGGCGTCGGAAGCCCGACCGCAGCGTATGTGGGCAAGTTTCTAGACGCGGTGGCGGGAAAGCTGTGGCTGTATGACCAGCAGGGCGAGACAACGCCGGAGCGTGTGTGCGGGGTGATCGCCTATTCTGCAGAGCAGCTTGGATGCACTCAGGTGATCGTCGATTCGCTCATGAAAGTGGTAGGTGATGAGGACGACTACAACGGACAAAAGCGGTTTGTCGGCAAGCTGCAGTCACTGGCCCGAGATCTTGGCATCCATGTGCACCTTGTGACGCACTCCCGCAAGCGCGAGGACGAGAACAAGCGCCCTGGCAAGCAGGACAACAAAGGCAGCGGCGCCATCGTCGACCAGACCGACAACTTCGTGTCGGTTTTCAAGCTTCCTCAGAAGGAAGGCGACACCGGCCCTACGCACTGCTTATACTTCGACAAGCAGAGAAACGGGGAATGGGAGGGGCATCTAGCCCTGTGGATGGACCCCGCATCGCTGCGGTTCAAGGAATCTCCGGGGATGTGGTCATGAGCGCGCAGGGAATCGACTGCAGCCAGGCCCGCCAGGTGGCCGAACGGCTGCGAGCGCTTGAGGCGTCAGGCGTCAGGCTAACTGAGTCGCAACGCTGGGTGCTGAAGTGCTGCGAGCGCCGGGTCGCGCTGGCGCTGGCGCTTGAGCGGCTGCGCCTCGCCGAGACGTTCGCAACGCCGAAGGAGATGCCGTGATCGTCATCGGGATCGACATCGGCCTTACCGGCGCCGTGGCCGCCGTCGACAGCCGCGGCACGGCCGCTGTGCGCGATCTGCCGCTGATCGCCGACGGCAAGCCCAGGAAGGTGACCCGCGCCGGCAAGGCCACGACGACCCAGCCGATGCGCCTGGACGGCCGCGGCCTGCTGCTGCTAATCCGCGAGTTCGTCCCCATCGGCGAGGCCGCGCTGATCGTCTTCGAGGACGTGCGGGCAAGGCCCGGCGGCAACGGTAACGAGCACGGCAACACCATGCACAGCCAGGGCAGCATGATGCGCAGCCGCGGCATCGTCGAGAGCGTGGCCGACATCACCCGGCTCGACGTTAAGGTCGTGCAGCCGCAGACGTGGAAGCGGCACTTCGGGCTGATTGGCAAGCCCAAGGCCGCCAGCGCCGAGACTGCGCGCGGGTTGTTCCCGCTGCTGGCGGCCGACTTGAAGCGCGTGAAGGACCACAACCGGGCCGAGTCGCTGCTGCTGGCCAAGTGGGGGCAGGGGGTGCATTCGTGACTATCTTCGCCGTCCCCGTAGGCCGAGGCCGCCGGGCCGAGATGCGCCTGAGCTACCACCGCGGCCCGCAGTCGGCGCCGTTCCTGGCGCGCGTGGGCGAGACGTTCGATCTGGCCGGGGCCACTTGGCGCATCAAGCGCGTGGAGGCCTGACGATGCCCTCCGCCCGCCTTCCCGACGGCCGCGAGGTCGAAACTGCCAGCCCGGAATGGCGCGCGCACTGCTTCGCCGAGTGGAAGGCCCGGCAGCCGGAGTGCGACCGCCACGTGGCCACGCTGCAGCGCACCCGCGGCGCAGACGCCCGGCGCGAGTACCTGGCCACCCTGGAGCGGGCCGACAAGTCAATGGCCGACCGCGTGCGCGTGGAGTTCGCGCGCTGGTGGGACGCCGAGCAGAAGCGCCGCGCCGCAGCCCGATCAACCCCCGCCGGATGACCTACCCAGCCGACCAGATGCTGCTGTTCACCGACCTGCCGATCCCGACGGCGCCGCCCGCTTCACCCCGCCCGAAGCCGGACAGGCCCTGGCGGGTGGCCGTGCAGGCGCTTGCCTGCCTGTTGCAGCTGCCGATCCGCGCCCCGCTGCGCGAGTTGGACCGCGACGACCTGGCCGAGCCGGCGCCTGTGCACCGCATCGTGTCGGCCGCAGACGCGCCGCCGGTGCAGACCGTGGCGGTGTCGAGCATCTTCGGCCTGGCCGCCACGGTGCAGTCGCTAAAGCGCGGCCGGTTCGGCACGGCCGAGCAGTTCGAGCCGGCTCCGTACCGTGTCGAGCGCAGCTACGCCGACGGCACGCTGCGGGTGATCCGGCAGCGGCCCGAGGAGACGGCCGAGTGGCAGGAACGCGAGCGGGTCAGGCGGGCGAAGCAGAGGCCGCCGAAGCCGACGGCGAAGGCGAAGACGCGGGGGAAGAAGGTGCGGGCATGGGATGGGGAGGGGCAGGATGGCTAAGCCGCAGTCGCTCTCACCAGGCCAGCAGGCCGAGGTGCGCCGTCGGCGTGTTGCCGGCGAAGGGGTGCGAGCGCTGGCTCGGGAGTTCGGCGTCGCGCCGTCGACGATCAGCAAGCTATGCGAACAATCCGAACAGGTGCGAACAGTGGCCGAGCAGGTCGCAGCGGCTCAGACGGCACTGGCCGCGCTGCCCGTTGCCCAGCAGCATGAGGCTTTGTCCCTGGCCGACAAGCTGCGCAGCATCAGCGACAACCTGGCCGCCGCCGCCATGCACGGCGCGGCCACGGCGCACCGGCTGAACGCGCTGGCCAATGCCGAGGTGGCGAAGGTCGACGACGCCGACCCGCTGAGCAACATGGACGCGCTGCGGGGTGTCGGCGTGCTGTCGAAACTGGCGAACGAATCCGCTTCGGTGGCGCTGAACCTGCTGGCGGCGAACAAGCCGACGGTTGAAAAAATTAACGCGGCCCGGCAGGCAGGTAATAAAATAGACCCCTCCAAACTGTCAGACGCTGCGCTTGAAGAGTTAGCGCGCGTTATGAGAGAAGCGAAGGGCAGCCATGCAGATTAACGACGATTGGGCTAAGCCGGGGCTGTATGTCATCAGCTTTGCGAACGGCGCCCAGTATGTCGGCATGTCCTCTGTATCGGTGCGAGCCCGTCTCCTTCACCATATCTGCAAGGCCGGTCTAGGTAGTAACTTGGCATTGCATTGCGCCATGCGCAAACATGGCCTCGACAGCCTAAGCGCGGAAGCTGTATTTCTCTACCCTGACGCGGACCTGTGCGAGGCCGAGATCGCCATGATCGCCGAAAGGCGCGCAGCCGGCGTCCGCCTATACAACCTCACCAGCGGCGGCGAGGGCAGGCGCGGCTATTCGCTGACCGAACAGGCGAGAGGGAAGATCGGCGCAGCAAACCGAGACCCTGTTCGCGTTCGCGCCAGAGCGGAAGCGCTGAGGCGCCCAGAGGTCAAGGCACGGATGGTTGACGGTCAGCGCAGATCGTGGACCCCAGAGCGCAAGGCGCGCTTTGCGGACACCAAGCGCGGCGAAGCGGCGCCGTGCGCCAAGCTGCGGGCCGAGGATGTGCGCAGCATCAAGCAGAGGCTGGCCGCCATGGAGTCGTGCGCCTCTATATCTCGCTCGTTCGGAGTGACCCCGGAGGCCATCAGCAGGATCAAGTGCGGCAAGTCGTGGGCACATGTTGATTGAATGTCCCCTGAGCCTGGACGAGGTAGAGGTCGAGCTTTCCCGCAGGCAATGTAAGTCTCTTTCCGCCTTCGTGCGTCAGGCGTGGCCGGTTCTTGAGCCTGGTCAGCCTTACGTCCATGGCTGGCACGCCGACGCGGTGTGCGAACACCTAGAGGCCATCACGCGCGGGCAGATAACACGCCTGCTTATCAACATTCCACCAGGCACATCAAAGAGCACTCTGGTAAGCGTAATGTGGCCAGCCTGGGAGTGGGGGCCGCAGGGGATGCCGAGCAAGCGCTTTATCGGCGCATCGCATGAGCAGGGGTTGGCTATCCGCGATGCCATGAAGATGCGGCATCTTGTCACCAGCGACTGGTACAGGGATAGATGGCCTGTTAATCTGCTGGAAGACCAAAACCAAAAGCTGAACTTTCAGAACGACAAGACAGGGTTTCGTCAGGCTTGCGCCGTTGCCAGCATGACAGGGCGAAGGGGTGATTCTGTTGTCTGGGATGACCCCCATAGCGTGGAAGACGCGCATTCAAAAGCGCAGTTGGAGGCGGCCATCCGAGTTTTCCGGGAAACTTTGCCTACGCGTCTAAACAATCCCGACAGGTCGGCCATCATCATCGTCATGCAGCGCCTGCATGAGAGCGATGTGGCCGGCGAGATTCTTGCCAACGACCTGGGCTATGACCACCTGTGCCTGCCGATGGAGTGGGAAGCGCCGCGCAAGGCCACCAGCATCGGCTTCGTCGACCCGCGCACGGAGGTAGGCGAGCTACTGTTTCCGGCTCGGTTCCCGCGCGCCGTGGTTGACCGCGACAAGAAGGTCATGGGCGCCTACGCCGTGGCCGGGCAGCTGCAGCAGCGGCCGTCGCCGCCCGGGGGTGAGGAATTCCAGCCCGACATGATCGGCGTGATCGACGCGCTGCCGGCTGGCCGCATCCGCTGGTGCCGCGGCTGGGACTTGGGCGCGACCGAGGGGGCAGGCAGCTACACAGCAGGCGTCAAGGTGGGGCTGCTCGAAGACGGCCGCGTCGTGTTCGCCGACGCTCGCCGCGAACAGTTCGCCGTGCACAAGCGCGATGCCTTCATCAAGGCGACCGCGCAGCAGGACGGCAAGGGCATTCTGCAGAGCCTGCCGCAAGACCCCGGGCAGGCCGGAAAGACCCAGGTCGCCGGGTTCGCGGCGCTGCTGATCGGCCACGAGTGCCACTTCAGCACGGAAAGCGGGGAGAAGACCGTGCGGGCTCGGCCGCTGGCGAGCCAAGTCAACGCCGGAAACGCCGTCATGGTGCGCGGCGCGTGGAACCGGGACTTCACAGACGAGCTGCGCACGTTTCCGAATGGCCTGTACTCTGACCAGGTGGATGCGGCCTCGCGCGGGTTTGCGGCGCTGCTGCAGCCGCAGGCGAAGTCTGGCGTGTTCTTCTAGCCCGTTCCTAGCATCGGGCGCCTATGCCCGAGTTCATCATCAACGAGGCCGACTTCCTCGCGGCTTCGCGCGCACGCGAGGCCCTGCTGTACGGCTCGCTCGACGCGAAGCGCCCGCAGGCCTGGGTGCAGTTCGGGTATCCCGAGACGCTGACGCCCGAGCACCTGCTGAAGGCGTACCTGCGCGGCGGTCCCGGCTTCCGCGCCGTGCACCACATTCTCGACCGCTGCTGGCAGGAATGGCCGCGGGTGAAGCTGAAGGCTAGCGACGCCGAGACGCCGTGGGAAACACGGCTGCAGGGCATCCTCGAAAAGGTCAACGCTTGGCCGAAGCTGCAGGACTGGGACCGCCGGAACATGGTCGGGCGCTTCTCCGGTCTCATCCTGCGCGTGGCAGACGGGAAGCAGCTGCGCGAGCCGCTGATGAGGGCCTCGCGCCTGGTCGACCTGGTGCCGGTGTACGAGCACCAGCTGAAGGTGGTGGGCTGGGATAGCGACAGCAGCAGCGACACCTTCGGCCAGCCGACCATGTGGCAGTACCGCATGCGCACCAGCGACCGCCAGGACACGCAAGGCCAGCCCGAGCAGTGGGTCGACGTGCATCCGAGCCGCGTCCTGATCCTGGCCGAAGGCGCCGTCGGGGATGACTTCTTCGACGGCATCCCGCTGCTGCAGCCCGGGTTCAATGCGCTGGTCGACCTGGAGAAGGTCAGCGGCGGATCGGCCGAGAGCTACCTGAAGAACAGCGCCCGGGTGCTCAAGTTCACATTCGACAAGGACAGCGACCCGCAGAAGCTGACGCAGTCGGCCGACGGCAGCGCGAGCGGCAAGACGCTGGGCCAGGCCATCGAGGAGAAGGCGCGCGGCCTGAACACCAACATCGACGCATCGGTGGCGGTGCAGGGTGGCGACGTGGGCACGCTACAAACCACGATGCACGACCCACGAGGCGCCTGGGAGATCGCGGCGAACACCTTCGCGGCGGCCGTCGGCATCCCCTTCACGATCCTGTTCGGCCAGCAGACCGGCCGCTTGGCCAGCGACGAAGACAAGAAGGCCGACAACGCGCGGTGCAAGTCGCGCCAGCGCAACCTGCTCACCGGCGCCGTGACCGCGCTGATCCGCCGGCTGCAGGCGTGCGGCATCGTGGAGGCGTCGGACTTCGAGGTCGAGTGGAAGCCTCTGGATGCGATGGGCGACGGCGAGAAGGCCGACATCGCCAGCAAGCTGGCGACGATCAACAAGGACATGGTCGCCGCCGGCCGCAATGCCCCGTTCTCAGAGAACGAAGTGCGCAAGGTGCTGGACTACGAAGAAGAGCCCGAGCTCGACGACATGCCGGGCGAGGGTGATCCGGCCGACGATGAGGGCGACCCGGGCGCGCTGCCGCCGCAGCCGTGAGCCGCATCCGCCCGCGCTCGCCCATCATCCCGGGCGACACGACCGACCGCACCGGCAGCGGGCCTGTTCAGCGCCGGGCGATCCGGGCGATCCGCCAGCGCTGGGCCGGGCTCACGGCCGAGGTGCTGGCCATCTTCGCGCGCATCCGGGTCGTCGGCGAGGTCGCGCAGAATGACCAGAGCAGCGCGCCGCGCACGGTGTACGCGCTGACGCCCGAGGAACTGGCCGCCGTAACGCAGGCGTTACGCGAGGCCTTCGACCGCTGGATCGAGGCCGTGGCCGGCGGCAGCTACCGGACGCACTGGTACGCGCAGATCGACGCCGAGGCTGCCCAGCTCGGGCTGGCGCAGAGCGCGGCGAACCTGTCGGCGCTGTCGGCCACCTACTCGGCCTCGCGGGACATCGGCTCGGCCCTCATGAGCCAGGGCTTCCAGAACCGGGTGGCCATGGCGCAGATCAAGAGCTACGAGCACTGGACCGGGCTGTCTGCCGGCGAGAAGTCGGCGCTGTCGCAGATCATCGGCCGCGGCGTGGTCGACGGGAAGAACCCGCGCGTGGTGGCGAAGGAGATCGAGGCGCGCATGGGGGTGTCGCGGGCTCGGGCTGAGGGCTGGGCGCAGACCGACATCACCGACACGCTGCGCATGGCCCGCCTGGACGAACGGGATTGGGCCGTTGAGAACCTGGGCATGGAGATCGGGCTGCTGTGGAAGTCGGCGCTGATTCCGACGACGCGGCCGACACACGCCGTGCGCAACGGGCGCACGTACAGCAGCGCCGAGGTGCGGGACTTCTACAGCCGGGACGGCAACATCTATCGGTGCTTCCTGCCCGGCACGCGCGTGGCCGGCCGCTTCTCAGCGGGCATCCAGTCCTACTACAAGGGGCCGGCCGTGCGTCTGGTGACTGCTGCGGGCCACGAACTCGCCGTTACCGCGAATCACCCCGTGCTGACCGCCCGCGGGATGGTGCCGGCTGCAGAACTCCGCGAAGGCGATCGCCTTGTCACGAACCGCGGCCAGATCGAATGGCGTGCCGCGCGGGTAGGACAGCTGCACGGTGAGCTGGTGCCGCCCACCATCGAGCAGGTATTCGGTGCGCTTGTGCAGGCGGGCCATGAGAGCCTTGCCCGGGTGAGCCCTGTAGACCTCCACGGCGACGCGGCTCTCTGTGAGCCAGAGGTCCACGTTGTACGGGCCGATCGGGAACTGGTGTTCGCACTCGACGCCGGCAGCGCGCAGCGCCTCGACAAGCTCGCGCTCACGCACGCCGACCTTCCGGGTACGCGTGGCCGCTCGCTTGACCTTCTCAGGCAGCGGGATCTCGCGCACGCGGGCGACGAAGTTCGCAGCGGCGACGTTGGCGCGGCGCTCGGCCGCAGTCATGTTCCTCATGCGGACGCGCTGAGCCTCGCTCGTGTCGCGCACGGGCAGGCCGAGCCGCAGCATGGTCTTCCGCAAGGTGTTGCGGTCGACGCCGGTGCGGCCGCTGATCGCAAGGATGGACTCGCCGGCCATGTGGGCGGGGTGCGCCTCGAGGGCCTTCACCTCGCGCTCGCCGCGGAGCCACTCGCGGGCGCGGAAGCCGGCGCGGTGCATCCGCTCCATGACGGTCCGGTCGCACACGCCGAACTCGGCAGCAATGGCGGCGAAGGTGGCGCCGGCCTTGAATCGCTGGATGAACTGGTCCGCATTGAAATCAGTCATTACGAGGGGCATGTCTACGATCTCCAAGAGCGATCGGGCCTGTTGATCGCCGGTGGAATTGTCGCATCTAACTGTCACTGCTCCGTTACGGAGGTGCTGCTCGACGACGACGGAAAGCCGCTGCTGACCGACCGGGCAAAGGAGACGAGCCGCACCGAGCTCGCCCGCTGGCAGGCGCAGCAGAAGAAGGCGGCCCGCAAGTAGGGCGCCCTTCGTGGTGGTTGCGCTGGCCGGCGGGTTCCGCTACGGTCGCGCGTCATGAACACCCCCCGCGCACTGCTCATCCCCGCCGCCCTGGCCCTGCTGTCTGCCTGCGGGGGCGGAGGTAACGAACCCCCGCCCGAACTTATCTGGCAGGCCACGGCCTCAAGCTCCGGCATCCCGGAAGAGCCTACCGGCCGCACGCAGTGGTCCCCGCAGCTGATCGCAGCCGGAGGCTTCACGCCCGCGCGCCCCTTCAGCGGCGAGGCCTGCATCGAGGGCACGTGGTCGCAGACGCTTCTCCACGACGCCACGGTCGAGATCGCGATCAGCACCGCCGGGCTACCGCTGCAGCAGAGCGGCAGCCGGGCCAGGTTCGTGGCCTCGGGGCTTGCCGGCGCGACGCTGTCGATCCCGTTCCGCATCTGCCGGCCGGCTGAGGGCCCCGGGCTGGGCACGCTGGCGGTCGAGGCCTTCCCCCGCGCTATCTGCACTATCGGAAACTTCCGGTGCCTGGGGGCCTACAGCGTCAACGTGCGCTGGTCCGTGGTGGGCGCCTACCGCTGATTCGTAGCATCGCCCATGCCGGCTAGGGGTGGCCGGTTCATCGTTGTTGTCTCCTGCCCGCTGCATGGGCACATCGGCCCCGGCGTCGCAAGGCTCCGGGGCTTTCTTTCGTCAGGGGCTGCCGATAGGCCCGTCTGTGAAGACGTAGACGCCAATGTTCATGAACGGCAACGGCCGGAATGTCGCGCCACCTCGCCGCGGCCAGGCTGCACGGCCCATGGATGCGGGTTGTTGACAGGCACGTCAAACCACGCAATCAGCCCGCGGCGCCTTGCCCAACGGCGCAGCTTGGGCCGCAGCGAGGCAAACAGCGCCTTCGTCTTTCTAGCGTTGCGCATCGTCACGATGTCGCCTCCTCGGAAAGCCGCGTCAGCAGCGCCAGTTCGTCGGGCGTGAACGTCGCATCCACGCCGCCAGTCCCGGCCCGCTTCAGCAGGTCCGAGCCCTCGGACTGGACGACGAGGCGGACGTAGCGGCGGAGGAGGTCAAGCGCCACATAGGGCACGCGCTCGGTTTCGATCTTGAGCCCGCCGTCTATCGTTCCGAGCAGTGCGCACTGAAGCGGCTCCCAGTGTTCCTGGCCTTCGCGCTTGATGGAGAACTCGGTCACTCTGCTGTGCTTGGTCATGTCGACCGGCGGCTTCTTGAACTCGTCGACCAGAGACGAATCGTAGGTGGCAGCGTAGGTCGTCGGGATCGGGCGCGCGTGGTCGATGGCGCCCTGCAGCGCCTGCTCGGCGCCCTGCCTGGCCCGCCGCAACTCCTTCTCGCAGGCGATGGCGTCAGTGCCAGACAGGATGTCGTGGTTCGGCGCAACGAACTCGGTCGCCGAGAGCAGGCTGCGCAGTGCGCCTGCAAGGGTAGTATCAGAGTCCCCCATGAGGCGGTTCCTTCGCTGAGTGGTTACGGCGCCGGCTTGAGCATCTTCGCCAGCGCCTCATCCGAGGCCATGCCGGCAAGCATGCGTTCGCGCTCGGCTTCGTACTCGGCCAGCAGCGCCCGGGCCTTGGCCCCAAGCGCCGCGTCGTCCTTCGCCTGCGCCGCCGCTGCCTTCAGCAGGCCCATGTAGCGGCGGGAGAGGCGGTTAGGGTTTGGCGGGGGTTTCTTCGGCTGGGATGTCATAGGCTTTGTTTGCGCTATGACGAAGCACAGCACAGAACCGAGAGACCTCGCGCTCAACGTCCTCCGACGTTTCCAGTGCGTAGCCCATGAAATCGCCGCAGGTTTGCGCCACGGAGTCCATGAGGTGCTGCATGGACTTGCTAGCGTCGGCATCGCTCTCGGCGTCGTCGAGCAGCCGAGTTACTGCGCGTCCAAGGTAGTCCTGTATGTCAAACTCGCGTGGGCTCTCTAAGCCGGCCGCTTCCCATACGGCTTGAGCAGCCACGATGACAGCCGCCTTTTCATTGCTGCCGAGACGGGCAAGAACCCTTCGCATTCCCGGCGAGGCCTCGACGATTTCGCACAGTCGCTTGAGGCCGGACAGATGGGCCGGGAGATCAGTAGCATTGGCATCAGCCATGTAGCGGTCCTTTCGCTGAGAGGTGGCTAGAAGCCCGGCGCGATTCGCAGTCGCCCCGGGCTTCGCCATTGTGGGCCGCGGGCGGCTCTGCCGCAACTCTTCCTAGCATCGCGCTTGCCATTGGGTGCATCCTTGGCAACAATCCGACCCGAGCCCTCAAGGCCGGTCGTTTGCCCCACAGCGTGGGGACCGTGATGCACCCACGGGAGCGACCAGCCTTGAGGGCTTGTCCGTTTCCGGCCGCCTGCGGGCGCGCGAGCGTGGCGAAAGCGAGCACGGCCCTGCATCGGGCCACACCGCGCAAAGACCGGCCGGTCGGCTCACCCTGACCGCGCGCCGTGCGGCCTGTTTGCGAGGGACCGCGCAAGACGACGGGTTACGGGGTGACTTCAGCCTGCCCGCCGCCGACGAATCGCAGCCTCCTGGGTGCGCTGGGCCTGCATGCTTCCATGACTGCATGCAGTGCCGGGCGAGGCGTGACTCTCCTGTCACCCTTGGCAGTGCTATGGGCGGCCGTTCCTAGCATCGCGCCGCATGAAGCACACCCGTGTCCATGTCCTGTCGGCCGTCAACGCCGGCGCGGTCTCGAAGTCCGGCGGCCGGTACACGGTCGCCAACGTCTGCGGCGCCGTCGACGGCATCGTGATGAATGGGATGGCCTACATGGCCGACCAGCTCGCAGCCGGCGCCCCGTCCCTCGAAGGCAAGCCCGCCCCCGCCGGCCACCCGAAGGACGACGCAGGCCGCTACATCAGCGCGCTGAGCGGGAACGCCCTGCTGACCAGCTACGCCGGCGCCGTGTGCACCAACGTCCGCCACGAAGGCGGCCGGACGCTGTACGACGTGGTCGTCAACGAGGCCCAGGCCAAGGCGCACCCCGACGGCGCGAAGCTGGTCGATCGGCTCGACGCGGCCATGAACGGCAGCAACGCCGAGCCGATCCACGTGAGCACCGGCCTCTTCTGCAAGGCCATCACCGCGAACGGCGAGAGCCTGGGCAAGAAGTACCAGCGCATCGCTACCGAGATCGTCTATGACCACTCGGCCTTCCTGCTGAACGAGAGCGGCGCCGGCACGCCCGAGCAGGGCGTCGGCATGTTCCTGAACGCGGCCGGCGAGGCTGAACAAGTCGAAGCCGTGACCGTCAACGAAGCGCTGGACCGCCGCGGCGAGGGCTTCGCCGGATGGGCTGAGAGCCTGCTGCGCAAACTGCTCGGCAACGAGGACGAACTCAGCCTCGATCAGATCCGCGAGGGCCTCTACAAGGCCCTTCCCGAAGGCGGCTGGGTGCGCGAGGTCTTCGCCCGCTACGCCGTCTGGTCCGACCGTGACGGCCGCATGTACCGCCAGGACTACACCGTGGCTTCGGATGGGTCGTCCGTAGCATTTTCTGGGACTGCTCAAGAGGTGCGCGAGAAGCGCGAGTACGAGCCGATCAACAACCTGCAGAAGGACGCCATGAAGGACATGCTCACCGCCGCGCTGAACGCCGCCGGCATCAAGACCGAGGGGCTGACCGAAGCGCAGCTGCTGTCGGCCTACAACCAACACGTCAGCGCCGCGGCCGTCGCACAGGTGCAGACCAAGCTCGACGCCGCGAACGCGCAGCTGCAGACCCTGCAAGCCAACGCGCAGCAGGCCGAAGCCGCCGAGCTGGCGACGCTGGCCACCGAGCTGGCCGCCAATGCCAAGGGCCTGACCGCCGACGACTTCAAGGCCATGGGCCTGAAGCGCTGCAAGGAGCTGAAGGCCAACGGCACGACCGCTGCGCCGGTGCTGCCGGGCAGTGCCGCCGCGACCACCACGGCTGGCGCCGAGTTCGCCAGCTATGACTTCAACGCGCTGATCGACGCCGCCGACGGCGCCGGCAAGCGCTGAACCGCACCAAAGGGAGCCGCACATGAGCCGCACCGTCTACAAAGGCCCGAACGGCCGCCAGCCCGTCACGACCGACGCCCGCGTCTGCGCGGCCGCGCTGCTGCCGTGCACGTTCGTCACCGAAAGCGCGACGCAGTTCGCCCAGGCCACCGCGCCGGGCACGACGTTCCTCCGCCTGCTGGCCGACCGTGACTTCTATAGCACGGCCCAGTTGGACGCCACGAACCCGCTGCTGACCGCCTACGCCTCTGGTGACACGGGCATCGCCTACATCCTGGAGCCGGGCCAGCGCTACCTGGTAGCCGTGGCCGCCGCGACCTACACCTACGGCCAGGAGCTGACCGTGGGCGCTGCCGGCCGGGCCGTGGCCGCCGCGTCGACCAACCGTGTGATTGCGTTCTCTCGGGAAGCCGGTGTGCGCGCTGCCGGCGACCTGATCGAGGTCGAGATCGCCATTTCCTACGCCAAGGCCTGACGGGAGAACAGACCATGCTTCGCTACACCGAAGAACAGATCGCCGCCATCAACGCGGCGCGCGCCGGTTTCAACCAGCGCCAAGTGGCCATGGCCGCGAACCACGCGGCAGACATGCAGTTTGCCGGCAACGCCTCGGGCGTCGACATCGACGCGTGGCGCCGCATCGACACCCGGGCGGTGCAGATCCAGCGCGACGTGCTGGCCGTCTTCAACACGCTGGCCCGCGCGAACACCACGCCGATGGGTGTGGGCGACCTGATCAACTACTTCCCGCAGATCAGCGACAGCGGCGCGGTCACCGTTTCCATGGACGGCCGCAACGGCCAGATCGCCGACCAAGCGCAGGTGAAGTACGTCGGCACCCCGGTGCCTGTCGTGTCGTCGGCGGCCCGCATGGGCTGGCGTCAGATGGCCGTCGTGCGCAAGGGTGGCGTGGGCCTGGACGTCGAGACCATCGCCAACCACCAGCGCAAGGTGGCCGAGAAGCTCGAAGACATGGTGCTGAACGGCGACGCCAGCATCGTCGTCGGCGGCTCGCAGGTCTTCGGCCTGCGCAACCACCCGCAGCGCAACACCGGCACGCACGGTTTCGACCTAAACAGCACGGCCACCGGCGCCAACTGGCTGACGGCCTCCCGCCAGCTGGTCGATGCGTGCGTGGGCGACAACGCCTTTGGCCGAATCACTGTGTTCCTGAACTACAGCGACTGGGTGTACGCCTCGATCAACGAGTTCGCCGCGGGCTACCCGAAGACGATCCTGGCCCGCCTGCGCGAGATCGAGCAGATCGCCGACATCATCCCCTGCAGCCGTGTGCCCGCCGACAACATCATCGGTGTCGCCGGCCTAGCCGACGGCAACTGGGGCTCGATCCTGTCGGCCATGCCGATGACGACCCGCCCGAAGGTGCGCCAGAACCCCGAGGACGACTACGTCTTCGACGTGATGGCCGTGGTGGCGCCGCAGTTCCGCGCGGACTTCGACGGCCGCGCCCCGTTCGCGCACCTGACGGCCAGCTGATCATGAAGGTCAACGTCACGCACCTGAAGGCGCCGTGGCCGGCTGGCACGGTGCCGGGCCACGTGGTCGACTTCCCGGGCCTGGACGCCATCCCGGCCTGGGCTGCGGGCAAGTGCACGCCGGCTGCCGACGATGCCGAGGCGGTGTCGTCGTGGCCGGTCGCGGTGGCCCCGGCTGAGCTCACCGTCGAGTCCGTCAAGGCGCCCGAGGGTGAGCCCGTCGTGAACCCTGCCGTCAAGAAGGCCAAGGCCGCCGCCGGCTGAGCCCGCGCACCGCCGTCGCCCGCTATGCTCACGCTCGCGCAGGCGACGGCCTACCTCGACGAAGCCCTCGGCATCACGGTGCCGAGCTTCGTCGTTCACGCCGCAGTCGACGACGTGGCCGCGCTCGAGCCGGCCATGGTGGCGGCGGGCTACAGCGCCGCGACCATCGTGCGAATCCAGGCCATGGCCGTGGCCATCGTTGCCGGCGCCGACAGCGCGCGCCGCATCCAGTCGCAGGGCGCCCCATCGGGGGCCTCGCGCAGCTTCAAGAACGCCGACAACGCCATCACGGCACTGCGGCGCAGCCTGTCTGGCCTGGACAGCGCCGGCATCACGGCCGCGCTTGTCGGGGCCGACCCGGCCAATTCGACGCTTCTCCTCGTGGTCTAGGGCGCCGCCCGCGTGACAGCGCACACCAGCACCAGGCGCCGCGGCTGACCCTGCCAGACATCACCAAACAGGACCCCCGACCATGACGATTCCGCAAGGCTTCGAGTTCACCGGCGCCGGCTGGTATGACCGCAACACCGGCCGCGGGCCGTACAGCTACGACGGCGTTTCCATGACGCTCATGAGCACCGGCAACATCACCGGCAAGTTCCGCGAGGCGTTCGAGTCATTCACGCCCGGCGAGAAGTACGACATCACCAGCAATGGCGCCGGTGACTTGGTCTTCCTCGACGGCAACGCCGCCGCCGCGAGCTACCTGGTGATCAGCAAAGACCCGTTGCAGGCCGGAACAGAGACGATCGTCACGTCGCGTGACACCGCCAAGATGCCGATCGACGCCTCAATCGGCCTGTCGATGTCACAGCGCACGCTCGGCCAGGAGATGGCGGTCGAGTTTGTCGATACGCTGCCGTCGCTTCCCGATGTGCCCGACATTGCCATCGCGTCGATCACTCAAGCGCTGTCGGTGTTGACGGTTGACACCGTTGCACCGCACGGCCTGTCCGTTGGCCAATCTATCGGCATCTTTGGGTGCGCAAACGAGGCAGCGAACTATTCGTCTTTGGTTGTCGCCACTGTTACGTCGCCGACCCAGTTCACAGTAACTGCTGGACCTGGTGGCACTATCGCATCGCAGACGATTGCGAACCCATCCGGCGAGAAGGGGTTTGTCTATTTCCGAGAGAGACTTGGCCGCGCGCAGAACGGCATTTCGCAAATCTTCGAGAACGCGACCGTTACGAACTCGTCGTTTTACGTCCGCAGCGAATCTGGCGACGTGCTTCCGTCAGGAACCGTCGCGGGAAACCACTCCGTCACGATTGCAACGACGGCTTCGACTCAACTTGCCCCCAACACGCAGTACACGTACAGCTTCTCCCCTTCGACGGAGTACCGCTACAACATCCAGGCGGATCGCGTCCAGTGTTCCGATGCAGTCATCGACACTGTTGCGCAGCCGATCAACCGGTTGCTGCGCGTGCAGGTCTGCCCGGACCCGGTTAATGACTACCGCCTGCGCTTTCGGGCCACGAACAACAAGGCACTGACTGTCCCTGCCGCGCAGATCGTTTCAGCGGTTAAAGCCACCGCCAGCGCCACCGCGACGATTACAACCGACGTTCCGCACGGGTTTATTGTTGGTGATCCGGTTGTCGTCTACGGCATCCGCGATCAGACCAACTTCGCCAACCTTCTGACAGCTACAGGCGTGGCGTCTGTCATTGATGCCACGTCGTTCACGATTGTCATCGGTACGGCCGTTATCTCAACCAGCTATGGCGGATACGTCGCCAAGGTGCAGGGTGGTAACCTGATGTCTGCGCTGGGCGCCAGCGCGGTGGTTGCGCAGTCTGCGGTTTTGTCCACGCTGGCAGACGGCACGCGGCAACTCGTCATCACCGGAAACACGACATGGGCCGCTGGCTCTATCGGCGACCTCGTTAACGTGGTCGGCATGCGGGCAGACCTGACAGGCACTTCGCTCGGCATGGATGGCCCGTGGAAGATCGCCAACCAGGCCACGACTTTCCTGACGTTGGTTTTGCCGTTCCCGGATCAGCGCACCCTTCCGGCGGACTTCGCCAGCACCAACTGCGGCGGCGCGATCATCAAGCGCACCGACATTCGGGTGTCGTTCGTGCGGGTGTTCGAGTTCCAGCGCGAGCGTGTTGAGCTGCTGTCTCGCCCGGCCGGCGACATGGCCGGCGCGGTTCCTGTCGTCCCGCAAGGGGGCACGATTGCCTCCGTCTCTGGCGTCACGACCGTTTCGACCGTTTCGACCGTCTCCGCTGTCACCAGCGCCGGTACGCCGCTTGCCCCGGCCACGCCCTACATCCTGAACAGTCTCGCAACTACCAACATCGCCCTTATTTTGACGGGCTCCAGTGGCTTGCAGGCTTTCTACGCCACAAACATCGGCGCGACCCCGGCGTTTGTCAAGCTATACAACAAAGCGACCGCGCCGGTTCTCGCGTCCGATGTTCCTGCAATGGTTATCACCGTTCCTGCAGCAGTGGCCGGTGTTCCTGGGGAGAAGGAGATAACGCCAGGATTTAACGGTTACCGCTTTGCATTGGGATTGGGCATCGCCATAACCGGCGCCGTGGCAGACACCGACGCCACGGCGGTGGCCGCAGGCCAAGTCAAGGTCATGCTGTCTCGAACCGTGTAAGGACATCGCGCCGGAACCATAAGAGCCAGTTTCCGGTGCTACATCGCCCATTGAACCAGGAGAACACCATGCCGCGCAATTACGACACGACCTCGGGACTGCCTTACCCGCGGGTCTGCCGCATCGTCATCGATCACCACGAGGACGGCACATCGACCGTGACCTACGAGGAGCGCACCGCCATCGTCGATGCAGGCGGCGCCGTGCGGCTGCTCGACGGCCGACCCGAGGTGCGGATGCTGCCGTTGCCTGCGCCGACGCACCCGGTCGGGTATGTCAACCCGGCCACGGGTGCGCAGATTCCTGGCTCGACGACTGTGCAGCAGATGCTGATGGGCATCACCGCCATCTGCCGCCGCGGGCAGATGCTGCTTGACGGCGAGGCCGACCCGCTGCAGCCGCTGCCCTGACATGCTCGTCGCCCACTACATCGGCGCCCACCGCGGCGACAGCCTGCACGTCCGCCTGGGCTGGGCGTGCGTGCGCGCCGTGCAGCGTGGCGAGTACAAGCGCGTCACGCACGTCGAGTCGATCCTCCAGGAGCACGACGACGGCACCGTCACCATCGCCAGCAGCAGCTTGCGCGACGGCGGCGTGCGAGCCAAGCGCGTGTCGCTCAAGGCGGGCCACTGGCTCATCTCTGACGTGCCGCACTGGGACGTGGTGCGCGCGCTCGAGCTGCTCGACGACACCGAGGGCTGGCCCTATGACCTGTTCGGCGCGATGGCTACCGTGCTGCCCACGCGCCAGAAGAGCGGTAGCTTCTTCTGTTCCGAGTGGGTGGCAAAGCCGTTCCTGCGCAGCCCGCAGACCTTCGGCCCGGCGCAGCTTGCCGCCATCACCATGAGCCCCGCCTTCGGCCGCAACGTAACGGCCGACTTCTTCGGCAGCCGAGCCGTCGCCTGAAGCAGCATGCCGGCCGTTTACCTCGCGCAGCCCACCACCGCATCCAGCTGGTCATACCGCCAGACCGCCACGCTCTGGCGCCTGGCGGCCACGGCCGAGTGGAGCGGCCAGACGACCTACACGCTCGCCGGGCAGTTTCTGTGCGACCACTCCGCAGAGTCGCGCCGCATGGCCAGCGCCAGCGGCGACGAGTTCGTGTCGCGGCTGCTGATCTACACCTCACTGCCCGACATCAAGCAGGGCGACATGGTGCTGGTGGGCGTGTCTGAGCTCGCCGACCCGTTTGCGGCCGGCGCCCAGGAGGTGCGGGCCGTGGCCTCGTGGGCCGACACCTTCAAGGCCGAAGGCTCCCCCGACTTCCGCATCGCCACCTGAAGGCAGGCCCGCGCGGTGGGCCTTCCTAGCATCCGTCGCATGGATCGCAACCGTGTTCGCGTGGTCAACCGCATGCCGCAGTTTCTGACGGCGACGCAGGCCCGCGCGCAGCGCACGGTGATGACGATGTTGATCCCGATCGGGAGCGAGACGGTCGGCATGATCCCGAGGGCGTCCTCGGACCTTGTCAACTCACAGACGCGCGAGGTCGACATGATCGGCACTGTCGTTCGCGGTCGCATCGGCTTCATGACCGAGTACGCCGCGGCGGTGCACGAGGCGCCCGGCACGCTGCTCGGCAAGAACGTGCCGCGCCCGAAGGGGCAAGGTGTCGTCTGGGGTCCGTCCGGTGAGCCCGAGTTCCTGAAGAAGGGCGCCGAGCAGGCGAAGAATGTCGTCGAGCAGGCCCTGCGCCGGGGGATGCGGCTGTGACGGCCATCGCCGAGCGCATCGCCGATGTCATCCGCCCGGTGCTGCCCGGTGTCGTGCTGTCGTTCGGCCGCGTGGCCGGCGCACCCGACGCACAGAAGCGCTACGCGGTGATCCGCCCGGCCGGCGGCAGCAGCGGCGACCTTGTGCGCCGCCCCCTTTTCACGCTCGACCTCATGGGCCTGCCGAACGGCGACGCCACGCCCACCGCGGCGCTTGTCGAAGCAGCCATTCAGCGCATGCGTCAGCCCGCCGACGGCCTGGTGTTCCTGGCCCCGGGCGAGCCCAGCTTCACCACCACCGCCGAAGGGCGGCCCCTGTCTTCGGTCGCCATCGCGGCGATCACCGAAACCG